AGTACGTGCTTGCCGTATCTCTGTCTTCCTGTGCCGCTCGATCAAAATCCTGCTCGTACATCTGTTGCAGCGCGCCCGTGCGGTCTGGGGCGTACTTTAAAGACAGCATATAAGCCAGTCCTGAGGCCAGACAAGGAAGGAATCTGAAATTAACGTCCGTAGTATTGGTGTAATCTCCGGCGTCTTCCATTCGACGTATACGGTAATAAACCAACGTATACGCCTTGTCTGCTGCAGGGTACAAATAAGCTTTAGGCGTATTTGTACGCTCAATGTATATCTGCGACGGTCTTGCCTGCGTAAGCTTGTCAGGGACGTTAAGGTACTCTTCCCGCCCTATGCGCTCGATGTTTATATCCTGCTGCTGTCCGTTATTTGTTTGACGGATAACTGCTGTCAAAACATTCACCGTATCTGTTGGCAGAGATATTTCCGCGTCGCCTTGGACCAAAGCATAGGTAGCTTGCTCTATGGTCCACAGGTTTAGGCCTCGATTTGCCCAGTCCAAAAACAACAGATTTAACGACCGACGAGCCGAGTTAAGCTGATAGCCTGCAGTCATCTGCATGCCACAACGCTCGAACGCCTCTTCTACGAGGTCGTCAATCGAAAGATTAAAATCTGTTGTCCCTGAAGTAGCCATCTACTTGCCCCAACTTTTTCGCGCTGTTTTTTGCGCTGTTTTGGATAAATCACTATAGTGGTAAACATTTTTAGAAGACTTTGACATGGTTTTTCCTGTCATTATCTTCCCATCAGGATGCTTATGTGTGCCCCCTCGATGTATTTTCCCATCTTTAAAGTAATGATTTACACCGGCAGCCATTATTTACACGCCGCTCCGCCTTTGCGGTATTTCTTCATCATTCCGCCGCCCATTTTCTTTTGAACTCCACGGCCCATAAGCACGTCAGCCTTAGAAACCTTTCCGTCCTTATTCAGATCAGGAAAGCTTTTCTTTTTGCTGTTTGCCATGCCGCCTTTGTTCATCATGACGGGATCACCTACCTTACGGCTAGGCTTAGATTCAACTTTATTTCTAGGACCCGTACCTACGCATCCTCCGCCTTTGGTTGCGGCACCCATTCCACGTCCGGCCATCTGGATCACCTCCTATCGGTATCGTTTAACTTTAGACGCAACCTTTTTCGGTTGCGATGAAAACTGTTTTCCTCGTGCAGTATCTGCGCGTTTTTTGCGCGTAGTCGCTGCATATTCTTTATTGCTCATGGACTTAATCGCGCTCGAAGGGAGGTATCTTTCCCCCGTAGCTTTAGGTCCTTGGGTAGAAGGCTTGCCACTTTTAGTGCGCCATTCCTGTTTTGTCCAAGATTGAAGCGATGCCTGTGGTGGTTTAATTGCCACTAGTCTCTGTAGCCTCCGCCTTTGGCTTTATACTCTTTAGCTAACATTTGGGCCTTTCTAGCTGACCACTGGCCCGGATTACCTCCTTTGCCCCCTGCCTTAATCTTAGAAAAAAGATTTTTCCGCATGGTGGGCTTGGTGTAATTTCCTGCCTCGTTAACCTTAGATTTAGTTGCCGAACCTCCGGCAGCCATTTTACGTACCGGCTTTTTAGCGGTAACCTTTTTGGCTGTCGGTTTTTTAGCTACCATTTCTTACAGCTCCAGTATCGTGCTGAGAATTTATCTTTTGCTGTGTCGCAGTTGTGACGAGCCCTAAAGTTGGCTCTACGCTCTGGTATAGCTTTTTTGATCGTCATGTTCGGATCGCCAAAGCGCACCAGTTTTACGTCGTCACCCTTCTTGGCTAAAACAGCGAACTTCTTGCTGCCTCCTGAGGTTCTTTTGGGCTTGTTATAGCCTGCGAAAGTCTCACCTCGATAGGATACACGCCCAGAAGGCGTGCGTTTAACCGCCTTAGTGGAAGCCATTAGGCCGCCGCTCCGCCTGCATATACCAAGGTCACACTGGTTATCTCAGTGTCGGCAGCGTCAATAAATGCACCTGCATTGAACAGAGCTCCACCGTCTGGGATATCTATCTCATACTGTCCGGCTGCTGCAGGGGTATGAATAGTAATCAAAGAGGTGGCCGTGTCCGCAGCACCGTTTCTAATTTCAAAAGAAGAAGCAGTGGCTGTACAAGTGTAATAAATGCCATACAGGCGAGTTCTTCCCGAAATCGCTGCTGCGCTAACGGCTGCTCCACCCACAGGTACTTTGGTTACTAGCTCAATGTTACTTGCGCTCATAAGTTACTCCTATTGAGTGAGAAACTTAGGCTGAGACAGCTAGAGTGCCTGCATTATTCCAGATAGCGCCAGTAACACCGGGGTCACTAGTAGGGATAATGATGACGTTAGCAGTGCCAGATAGGGTAGCGTTGCTAGAAGCGGTGATAGTGGTCGCAACGACTGCGCCGGTTACATCGCCTGTTACAGCGCCGACAAAACCATTGGTCGAGGTGACCGGACCTGAAAAAGTTGTTGAACTCATTGGGAAATCCTCACATGCGAGTTATGGGGCTTATCTGTCTGCATGTCGTCAGTCCGGAAACTGTCAGATAGGCCGGTTTGGTTCCGGATTTATAACAGTATATACCAGTTATTCCCCTGTTGCACAAATAAAAAAGGCCCGTCTGTGGGGGACGGGCCAAGTCTCTTCAAGGGAGATAAACACACAAAGAACAAAGCATTAACTGTTCACTGCGGAATTGCAGCACCCTCAAGATATCACTTAATGCGGGTCCCGTAAATGTTCTTTACCCACCATATGAACATATCTTCGCTAAGGGTGTGTTTCATAGTATTTATCCTAGCGGAGACTAGCTGTACGTTTTCCCGTACGTAAGGACCGTTGGGGTTTACTCGGTCTATCGAGGCGTTAAAGTCTTTTTGTTTCCTGTCACCGTAGGTGCCGTCTCTTTGGTGGGTCATCAAAACCCCAGACAACGCGCATTTGCCGTCCTGTATTTCCCACAGGTCAATAAGGTCTTCCGTGGTCAGTTCGTAATCAACACCCTGTTTAACGCGTCCGGATTTTAGCTGTGTATTTAGTACTCGTAGGTATGATTCGGGGGTGGCAGAGGTTTTTCTTGCTCTTTGCAGGGTAACGCATTGCTGACACACCCCCCGAATAAAGCCTTCTTTAAAGTGCTCGAATTGGGATATAAGCTTAGTTTTGTTACACGAGGTGCACACTCGGGAACCTTGCGACTCTTTCTTTACTTTAGTTTCTCTAGGCATATCTACTACTTTCCAAACGAAAAAAGGGCCCCTAAGGGCCCTTTCTGACTTTCGTCTTATGGCTTACGGAGTACCCGGTGAGCCAAAGATACCACGTGGGTCGCTGAAGCCAAAGCTGTAGCGCTCACGTGCCTTGTAGCGGACATTGCCGGTGTCGAAGTCGCCTTCGAAGCCAGTCTTGATAGCTACACGGTTAAACATCTTCATACCGTTAGGCGCGTCAGTCATGATGAACCATGCGTCAGGGTCCGTGAGGTAATGATTTACCTTGTAGCCCTGTGGAACCATGCCCATGTTGCGAACGGCGTTGATGTCGTTATCCGCAGTGCCGACACGAAGAGTAGACTTCATGATGCGGTCTGCAGTGAACTGAAGCTCCTTAGGGATAATCAGCTTAGTACCTTGAACAGCAATCTTCAGGCCGCGCTCGTCAGTGAACGCTGCGATGTCGATAAGAGCTTGCTCAAGTGAAGCCTCGCTAAGGTCTGCCGCAACAGCCAACTCGTTTGCAAGATCAGGTCCGCCCAATGTTGGGTGGTCTGTTGCACAGAGAGGCTTGCCGTCACCGCCGATAGAGGTAGTGAAAGCGTTGTTGAGGATAGAAGCAGCTTTAATCTGCTTAGTTGTCGCCATTGAACGAGCAAGTGCCTTTGTGTAACGAGCCGATAGACGGTCGTACAGGTTGTCTTCTACTGCCTCTTCAGTCAGTGAGAAGGCCAAAGCCACTGTTTCGTGAGTGTAGCGAGCAGTGTAAACTTCTTGGGCTTGATCGAATGCAACACCCGAACCCTCAGCTTTAACTGGCGCTTCGCCAAACCCGGAAAGCATCACTTCTTCTTCGAAGGCACGGTCAGAAGACTCGGTTTCGTAGATTTCAGCATGCTCGTTGTCGTAAGAACTATACTCAAGGCCAAACAAAGCGTTTAGACCCGGCTCTAGCTCTTTTACTAGTTGTGAACGTGATATAGCCATGACCTAAGTCTCCTATTGACCTGCAACACCGGCAGAACCGTAAAGGTGCTCGTTAATTTTAACTACAACCACCGCGTTAGCACCGACTGCGTTGTTGGGCACGTCCCAAAGACCAATGATCTTAAGGTTAAGTGCTGCAGTAGTAGCAATGGTAGAAGTATCCAGTACGTTTGCTGAAACTCCAGTTGTAGTGCTGCCTGTTCCAACAACGATGTCAGCGTTCAAACCGTAGTTTGTAGCGGCTGAAGTGCCATCATTTTGGATAAGGAACATCTGGTTAGGATCGTCGAGAACTTCTGCGATGATCTTACCCTGAGTGATGTTTACTGAACCG